TTTTAAGCATGTTCACCAAGTGGTAAGAATCCACGTGGGAACTCGCTTGATAATTGGTATCACGCAGGAAAATACCATTATTTAATACTGGAGTTGCCATTTTTGTTTAATTAAATTAAGTTGTTAGAATTGAATTTATTGGAGTTGAAATTATTTACCTTTTGAAGAAACCCTGGGTTGGACGCGGGATTGTGTTCTTTTTGGAAGATTTTGCGGGGTTGTCGATGTCCTCGCTGTTGTTCGCCCCTGAGGCGAGCTTATTTGCTTGTTCCGTTTTGAGCATCCGCACATGTTTCTCAGTTGTTTCTTTTTTGGCTGAATCTTTGATTTTAGCCTTGTAACCATCTGGATCAGCCATTAACCAGAGTACTTCGGCAATCAAGCCATGATCAGGCTCTACATATTGGTACTTCTCAAGAAGGTGACCAAGAAGATTGGTGTTGCGTCCTGAGATTGAAGGATATGATGGTTGTACCAATCCAGCATATAACATAGCCTGTGTTTTCTTGTCGAGCTTCACGCCGTTAAGTTCACCTGGCTCAAGTGTATCATATATGTTCGCCATATACTGGCGAGCTTGTGCATCCTGTTGTTTGCGCATCTGCTCCTGCTGTGCAAGCTGTTGGGCCATCATCTGTTCCTGCATGGCATCCAACTTCGGTTTGAACTTGTTGGCCTTGGCTTCCAGTTCACCCCTGTCTTTCCAACTATCGATTTCCTCTTCAATGTCTTCAGAGGAACCGAATCTTGTCGCATGAAGATAGCTGCGTACTATGTTTTCCTGGTCCATCTCATCTGTCGGATCCAGTGATTTGACTTCCTCCACCGCAGCAAGCGTACGGAAAAGACCTTTAAGGTCGTTACCGCCGTCAGCCACGTATTTGGCGGCATATTGAAGTTCTTCTGGCAAAGAATCAAAGAATTCAGCAGGTGTCTGCTCTTTGATCTTGCGCTCACGCTCTTGGAAGTTAGCCTCGATAAGCTCTTCAAAGTCTTGAAGAGTATACTTTTCAATAGGCTTATCCTCATCAAAAGGCATGATAAGACCTTTTTCTATGAGTTTGCTTGTCAGCTCAACCACACCGTTTTTGTCAACGCGAGGTCTTCCGCTGGTTTTAGGTTCATCCTCATCCTGCTCGACATCATCATTAACAAGCTCATCGAGTTGTTTTGATGCTTCTGCCGTAGAAGGTTTGGAATCATCCTTTTCTTCTGGTTTGTCAAGGAACGATGTGTCTACTGGTTTGGAAGAAAACAGATTAGGTTTTGCTTCTTCAGTAGATGGGAGCATTATGTTTTCTGCTCCTGGAGTACCTAGGATTTCATCTAGGTTGAGATCCACCTCGGATACCGTGGTGGTGTCTTGAATTTGGTCAGCCATTTAGTTGGTTTTAAGTGAGATGCTGATATAATATAATAATCAAAAATATCGAAATAAACATATAAGGTTTGATAGTATAATTAACTTTATCTGATTTATATAGCTACAATTACTTTTTCTTCTTGCTGGATTGATCAGACTTGGGTTTTGTATCATACTTATTCTTGTTTTCCCTTGCTATGTCAAGCTCAGTCTGCTTTAGTTCTTTTTGGGTATTAAGCTTTTCCCTTTCAAGTGTTTGCTTATCCCTGAACTGCTGGTCCTTTGCTGTTTCCTTTTGCTGGTCAAAATTCATAACCGATTGAAATTCTTCGGATTTACGCATGGTTTCCATTTGATCGGCAAAGTCAGACTGTTGATTGGTATTAAGATCCTGCATCGCACCGTAACCAGATGCCCTGATTTCAGCCACAAGAAGGTCGCGTCTGCGGTCTTTCTCCTTTTCCATGGATTGATGATCAAGCTCAAGCTGCTTTTCTTTTTGCCTGGATTCGATTTCCATCTGTTTCATCTTCTCCTGGGATTCCATCTGTTCGCGGCGTTGTGCTTCCATTTTCTTTTCGGTAGCCTTGAGCACATGACTTAATTCAGACATGGAATCAGATTGGATTATCTGACCAAGATCATATATGCTGGCTCCAGATGTGTTGTTGGACATAGCCAACTGCTTCATCTGTTCAATAACAGCTCTATGGTTAGCTCTAGTAGTACAATATACGTTAATGTCACGAAGCAAAAGATCCGTGCCGTTGAGTTCGAAATTGACCTTTTCATCTGTTGATGTCATATATTGAAGCCTTAGACTAGGCTTCTTTGAATTGTAATATTGTGCAAGATCCGTTCTCATCTGGTGTACACGTGGCATCAGATAATCAGAGTGTTGCATAAAATAAGTTTCTGTCTGGGCATATGATCCAGCTACAGCCTGCTCTATACCACGTGCAGTTTCTGTCTGACCTATCTGTTGTCCCAAACGCTGTGGTGTAATACCTATGGTCTCAAAACACTGCTGTTTAAAGAAAGTCGCCAGCTGCACCCTTGACATCATACGCTGGGTCTGCTCAAGATTCAAGGTCTGGAAATGCTGGAAGTTCAGAGCATTCTCCGTATTGGTGATACTTGTATCCAACGGCAGCATCTGGAAGTTCTTCATTGCCACGTATGCCTTGGCCAGGTTGTTCTTTCCCCAATCTTCACCCAGTGAATGACGGGGAAGGGCGTTCTGGTCAAGGAGTATCACCGTTCCCAATTCATCCACCAGGATATCAGCTATCTGGTTGTTTACGATGTTATAACCTATCTGGTAAGGTTTCATGAGGTCTACAAGACTTGTAGAGCGGGTGTTCCTGTCAGAGAAGACCGCGCCTTCTACTGGAAGCTTGCAACCATAAAGGGTATTGTCACCTTTGAATTGGAACTTGAGACGTCCAGCCTTATTCTGGTCTACACCAAGATAAATAGGATTGACACCGCCAGGGTTATTCATGCCCCAGAAACTTGGATGGTTAGGTCCAATCTTGACCCCGCCCCATGTTTCGTTTATCCATATCCAATCAATATGTTCACCAAAAAGAAGATTGTCTTTTGACTTGTTCTTTACAAACTGTGTATTATAAACAGGTTTGTCTGTAACCGTATAGTCCTCATCCACAATGTCTGTAATGACTTCTCCAGATTCAGTGATTTTGGTTAAGTGACCTACCTTACGCTGGGACTTCCAATATGCAGTGGTTACCCTCAGCATAAAAGCCATACCCATATCGGCGTAATCTTCAGTCTCACCCATGATCCAATTAACAATATCGCCACCATTGAAAACGAAATTGTCATACATAGAAACAAACTGGCGATACGCGAGCGAGGGCATGTTGACGTTCCAGTCATGAGGTTTCGTAGCATCGTAATAAGATCCGTCATTTTGAAAGCCTTGTAAAGGATAACCCGCTGAACGCACTGGATAGATAGCCTCGATCGACTCCATCTGCTCTTCGGTCATGACATAACCGTATTTGTCAATCACGTCAGCAACGGTCATCATTTCTATCTTACCCACCCAGTTACCCTGGGAAATATAACGTGCCTCAGGCGATTTGTGATAAAATGTAAGCACTGGATTCCAAAGCTCGATATCGTAATCGTCATCCATCATCTTAAAATGCCAGAACTCACGGTCTGTGATGAGGCTGTCGCGGAAACCACGCTCCTCAAGTTCATCCATACGGAAACGTTCTTCATCAACCGCTTTTTGATGTGCTGCCCATTGCTCAGACATGGAACGGTAATCCTTGTCAAAGAAAGCTTGTATTTCTGGAAGGCTCTTAAGTTTTTCTGGAGACATTTCCTCTTGCATCCTCTGCTGTACTTCAGGATCTTCAGGATTCATACCCTGGGCTACAAGCTGAGCATACATTTTCTGTTCGGCCTGGCTCAAAAGCGTTTGCTCAACCATGGCCCGTTTTTGTTCCAACTGTTCGTTGTAACTGAACTCATCCACAGCTTTGAAGGTAACCTTTGTATTACGCTTGGCAAACTCTGCAACAAGTACGTTTATCACGTTGGGAATAATGGGATAGAACTTGAGTTCCAATGCGCTGAAGTCCTCCTGGATAAGAGTCTCTACGATATCCCGCATCTCATTGTCCTGCTCGATCACATAGTCCGATTTGTCAATGATACCCTTGGCCAACTTGTAGTTTTTCATTAGACGACGGGCGTTGCGGCGGATCTGTTTCAAACCCTGCCATTCAAGCCAGTCCATATTCCAGGCTGTCCAGGTCTGGTCTTTCTCTTTCTTAGGTATGAATTGTATAGGCTGTGTGATGGAACCCATGCGGTTGTATTCCGCCTTGGCACCACTCTTCAGCTGCATCGCATTGAGTACCTGCATCTTATTTTATGTTTTTAAACGGAGATCTGCTCTTATAGGCACTTTGGAGCGATGGTCGCTTACCCATGTGTCTGAACATACCCCCGTTATTTAATTTAAACAAATTTTCTTGCTTTTGCAACTTATTGTCAGTCAATCTTTCGACCTTCTTCTTATAACCTCTATTTGCCTGTTGTACTTTGGCAAAAGCTATCAGGGATGAAAGAGCTACCAAACGGTCGACGTTCAGGTCATCCGTATAGGCCTGCATCTCTTTCATAGCCATGATATCAGGTATACGCTCCACACCGTAAACCGTCTTTACAATAGTTCCATCATCTTTGACTACCGTATCAAGCTCTTCATTCAGATATTCAATCAGATAACTCAACATGTGGTTGCGGAACAACGTACCTGTATTCCGCCAACCGTATTCCTGGAACACATTGTTGTTGGATCCAAGATCCTTGAGAAACATGATCTGGCTTTTTGGGACAAGGAAGCGCTGCTTCTTCTTATCGATCATGTGCTTTATAAAGGTGGATATGTTGTTTTCAACAATTGTCCAAGCGTTATACCACTCAATCATCATCTCCAACCGCTCGTGGGTTTTGTTCAAATCGTCAAAACGACCACACCACGCAGCTACTATTTTGTCCCGTTCTATGAAAGTCTCGGTTTCACCATGCTTTATCCTGGTGACTTCTATGGGATTTTTGTAGATATATATTGAGCACAATGATTCTGAGGTAGTTGTCTTTCCCTCGGACACTGGGTCAATAGATGCGTAATACATTCCAAACTCTGGATCCGCAACAGGTCTTTCCCATACCACCACACTACCAGTCTTGTCTTCAGTGTTCTTGGTTATGGGAAACTCAGATATGGGTAGCTTCCTTGTCTCCCTGCATTCAACCTTACCTGTATCGTTCCTGAATAGCTCAAGCAGTTCGTAAGGGTAATCCTTGTCCTGTATCCTGTTCATCTGGCTGATGACGAGATTCAAAGGGAACTTGGATACCTTTCTGTTGGCAAATGCTTCGTCTATGTTTACAGGGTGCTGGGATATCCTGTACTGGTACTTCTCAGGACTCAGGTCTTTTTTCCACTGCTGCCTTTCAGCAAGAATGGCATCCAGCGCCTGTTCAACCTGGCTGTTGCCATACTGGTCTATGTATGGAGGCATAGACCACTGCTCTGGTATGAAAAGACCTGTCTTGGCTGTATTACCCTTGCTGTCTATCAGATCAGTGCTTACAGCGTATATGTCGTTGGAATCAGGATACAGGATCATCTGCTTCAGCGGCTCGCATTGGTCAAGGTCACCCACAGAACCAGCTGCGATGAATATACCCGTGGTAATCTGTCCTGAACGCATGGCAGGATAAAGGAACTCGACAGTGATATCCATCGTTGGTGCGATACCAGCC